TTTGACTTGAACAGTCTGTACCCGCATTTGATCATGCAGTACAACATTTCTCCCGAAACTTTGGTGGATGAACCTCACCCACGGTGTTCTGTTGATAAGATCTTGTCGGGCACCTTCATCGCTGATGGTCGTTATGCCACAGCAGCAAATGGTGCTATGTATCGAAAGGATGTGCGTGGATTCTTGCCTGAATTGATGGACAAGATCTACAAAGAACGCACAATCTACAAGAAAAAGATGCTTGCTGCTAAGCAAGAGAATGAAAAGTCGCCTTCCAAGGCACTTGAAAAGGAGATTGCGCGATGTAATAACATCCAAATGGCACGTAAGATTCAACTTAACAGTGCCTATGGTGCTATCGGCAACCAATATTTCCGATATTACAAGTTGGAAAATGCTGAGGCAATCACTCTGTCGGGTCAGGCATCGATCCGATGGATTGAGAACAAAATGAACGATTATCTAAATAAACTCTTGTCTACGCAAGAAAAGGATTACGTCATTGCATCCGACACCGACTCAATTTATCTTAATCTCGGACCTCTTGTTACTAAATTTCTTAGTAATCAGTGTGATGATAAGGTTAAAGTTGTGGAATTACTTGACAAGATCTGCCAAGATAAGCTGGAACCGTTCATCGAAAAGTCTTATTCGGACTTGGCGGAGTATGTGTCGGCATATGAGCAGAAGATGATTATGAAGCGTGAGAATATTGCTGACCGTGGTATCTGGACTGCGAAGAAGCGATACATTCTCAACGTATGGAATAGTGAGGGTGTTCAGTATGCTGAACCTAAACTGAAAGTTATGGGTATTGAGGCAGTCAAGTCCTCTACACCTGCTCCCTGCCGCAAGATGTTGAAAGATGCCTTCAAGATTATGATGACAGGCAGTGAAGATGATGTGATTGAATACATTGATAGTTGCAGGAAGACCTTTAACAGTCTCGAACCGGAAGATATTTCATTCCCCCGTTCAGTGTCTGACGTTGACAAGTACAAATCTGTCAATGCAATCTATGACAAAGGCACTCCAATTCATTGTCGTGGCGCACTGTTGTTCAATCATTACGTGAAGCAGAAGAAACTGACTAATAAATATTCCCTGATACAAAATGGAGAAAAGATTAAGTTTCTGTATTTGAAGAAACCAAATCCAATCCACGAAAACGTGTTATCATTCATTCAGGAATGGCCAAAGGAATTGGATCTCAACAAATACATTGATTATGATCTTCAATTTGATAAGGCATTCCTAGAACCATTGAAAATCATTCTTGATTCTATTGGATGGTCTGTTGAAAAGACTACAACTTTGGAGGCATTCTTCGCATGAAGGACCAGTATACAATCGATGACGGCGAATCAAAACAAGAGAAATGGAATCGTGGACTTGACATCTTTATTGAGTCAGTGCATAAACCAGACTCTGCACTGAGGCAGTGTGCCCACAATCAAAAGTGCTATCATGAGTTGATGGACGTTCGTAAAAATGTGCTAGAATATCTGCACACTCTTAGGTGGCACTGATGGATCTCCCTATCGATAAAAAAGAGTTTGATGAAATTGTTGATGCACTTTGCTCTGAACATGTAGACCCTAGTAAGAGGGATTACAGAGACAAGTTGTATTGCAAAATGAAACTGCTACAACAGATTATGAACGACCATCCTCATGGTCCATATAAAAAAATTGCACGTGAACACTTTGGATTTGTTATCTAATGGATTTTCTGAAAGACATTGTAAAAGAAATTGGTGATGACTTCACACAACTAGCATCAGATATTGATGAGACAGAATCATATGTTGACACGGGTTCGTACATTTTTAACGGACTTGTTTCAGGGTCTATATTTGGTGGTGTATCTGGGAATAAGATTACTGCCATTGCTGGGGAGTCTAGCACTGGAAAAACTTTCTTCTCGCTTGCAGTTGTCAAGAACTTCCTGGATTCTAATCCTGATGCTAGTTGCTTATACTTTGACACTGAGGCAGCTGTTAACAAGTCTCTTCTCGCAGATCGGGGTATCGATCTCAATCGGGTAGTCGTACTGAATGTTGTGACTGTCGAACAATTCAGGAGTGTTGCACTTAAAGCAGTAGATAGATACTTAAAGGATTCTGAGGATGAACGCAAACCTTGTATGTTTGTGTTAGACTCCTTAGGAATGCTTTCCACAGAGAAGGAGATCACCGACGCACTCAACGACAAACAAGTTCGGGACATGACCAAATCCCAACTTATCAAAGGTGCGTTCAGGATGTTGACACTGAAACTGGGGCAGGCTAACATTCCAATGATCGTTACCAATCACACCTACGATGTCATCGGTGCATACGTGCCTACAAAAGAAATGGGTGGAGGTAGTGGTCTCAAATATGCTGCGTCTACGATTATCCATCTTAGTAAGAAGAAAGAAAAAGATGGAACGACAGTTGTCGGAAATCTTATCAAAGCAAAGACTGCTAAGTCGCGTCTGAGTAAGGAGAACAAAGATGTTACGGTGCGTCTTTATTACGATGAGCATGGTCTTGATCGGTACTATGGTCTACTTGAACTTGGAGAGATCGGTGGACTCTGGAAGAATGTCGCCGGACGTTATGAGATGGATGGTAAGAAGGTCTATGCAAAAGCAATTCTGAAAGACCCAGAACAATACTTCACTCCTGAGGTGATGGAGAAACTAGATCAGATTGCAAAGAAGGAGTTTAGCTATGGAGAAGGTTGAGAATCTAGTTCTCAAAAATCTCATTCACAATGAAGAGTATGCAAGAAAGGTAATTCCTTTCATCAAAAAAGAATACTTTGAAGAAGAAAGCAATCGGATTCTCTATGAGGAGATCTCCGAGTTCATCGTGAAGTATGATGAGTTGCCTTCAAAGGAAGCAGTATCCATTGAGGTTGAGAACAGAGAAGATCTGACAGAGCAAACGTTCCGTGAGTTGGGTAAAGTTCTCTCTTACCTTGACAAGGAACCTGCTGACTTTATTTGGTTGTGCGACACCACAGAACGCTGGTGTCGTGATCGTGCTATATACCTGGCACTTATGGAGTCTATTGCCCTGGCAGATGGCAAGGACGAGAAGAAGGGACGCGATGCTATCCCCTCCATTCTGTCTGATGCTCTTGCAGTATCATTTGATAATCATGTTGGACACAACTACCTAGAAGACTACGAAGAACGCTATGCTCTCTACCACAGGAAGGAAGACAAGATCCCATTCGACCTGGAATATCTCAACAAAATTACCAAAGGTGGTCTCCCTAATAAGACTCTCAACATCGCTCTTGCTGGAACGGGCGTCGGCAAATCTCTATTCATGTGCCACGTCGCTAGTGCCGCGCTCATGCAGGGCAGGAACGTACTCTATATTACATGTGAAATGGCAGAGGAGAAAATTGCTGAACGAATTGACGCAAACCTCCTCAATGTAAACATTCAGGATATTGTTGATCTTCCAAAACAAATGTTTGATAAGAAGGTCAATAGTATCGCTAGTAAGACACAGGGACACCTAATTATTAAAGAGTATCCCACAGCGTCAGCACATGCTGGACATTTCAGGTCACTTCTTAACGAACTTGCACTTAAAAAGTCTTTTC